GTTTCGGCGGTGGTGTCTATTTTGTTTTTGAGTGCGGTCGCGCTTGCGGTGTCGGTTACGCCTAACGCTGTGAGATTTTTGGTGTTGTTTTGTGCTGTTTCTAATGCTTGCGTGGCTTTACCGCCCGCAGTGTTTGCGTTAGTGTTGATTTTGTATAGATTATCGTCGATAATATCCATTGACGCGTTGTATTGGTCATTGAGGTTGGCCGCGTCACCGGTTTGATATTTTTCTAGATTGAAGTTAGTTGTGTAGTCAGTCATGTTAGCTGTCCTTTCTGAGGTTTGTCGGATGATTTATTTCTTCCTGTACTTGCAGTTGATGGATTACGCGGTCTAAGGTGCGCATTGCTGCGTTATATCCGTCGCGTAGGTCGCTATGTCGCCGGTTTCGTATAGTGGCAGATGATAGAACGGTGTTTCTGACGCCATGATTATCCTTTCATGCTAACGCGGGTATTGTTCGCCGGTGGTCGGGTTAGTGACGCGCGGTGTATTATTGTTGAATATGGTAAGGTTGCCGATTGCTGCCGTTTCGTCGGTTCGATGCTCGGCCAGTTTGCCGACGTTAATATCGGCTATTTGCGTGACGCGTGCGCCGTATACTGCCAATTCGCGGTAGAGGTCACGTAATGCGGTTTTACTGTCAGTGTATTCGCCTTTTGTGACATTCCATACTAGCTGTGTGTTTCCTATGTGGTCGATTTGTTCTTGCAGATGCGCGATAGCCGTTCCGTAGTCGTTTATGCGCGCTTCAATGTTTTTTATTCTTGTATCGTAGTCGTTCAACGTTTTGTTTATGTCGGTTACGATTTCGTCAAGATATGCCGTTATGTGGTCGATTTCACATGCAATGTGCTTTATGATTTCCTCTTGACTTTTTGCGTTCCAATAAAACGCGGGTATGGCGGGCGTGTACGGCCATACCGAGAAAAACGGCAGCAGTGGAAACATGTATATATCCTTTCAATAGTTGTTTATGTTTACCGTCCATAATGGGCTGAAACATGTTTCAAGATGATCAAGTAACAGCACGTCAATATCAACGTAATCGCCGTTGCGTATGCGATTGATTTTATCCATGAAATCACCGTTAGCAATCGTCTCATATTGATTATCGGTTGCGTTGCTCGCATAGTCTTGGTTTTCAGCCAATTGTGTCGCGGGGAAATCACTGTAGACTGTCCGCATTTTATGCCATATGTCGCTGTCACTGAGAATTATGTCGGGATTATTGCTTACAAGCGCATAAAGCGGGCGCAACGTCGGCATGATTTCCTGAATAAGACGTAAAAAGTGCCGTCGCCATCTTGACGGTGGCATAACGCCTAATTCACGATCATAGAAACGATTTTCAATTTTTTCGCAGCAACGCACGTATTGCGCGTCATCATAGGCAACGTCCCGCCATGACCACGCGGCATTAGCCCAGTCAACACCGCCCGGCACGTCAAGCAGTTCGCCAAACGTGTACGTCATCACGCCATGAAAATCGTCGTACGATTCGCATGGTTGATAATGGTTTATGTCATTCTGTATGTTCATTGTCGTCCATTCTTTCAACGTCCGTCAAGTAAGCGTAGTTGCGGGAAACATTGTCTTCGTTCCACACAACCTGTATCGGATTCTTGAGATATTTTCTGAATCTTGTGTTGAGTATGTCGCACGCGGCACGTCGTTCCTCTAATTCGCTGAGTGCGCGTAGGTCGGTTGGCTCCCCGTAGTCGTTTATTTCGTCGGCGGTCTGCCGTTCCATTTTTAGCGGAAGGTTTTTAATGCCAAGTGCCTGATAGAACGCATTCCAAGTGTTTTGAATGTCGTTCTGCAATTCCATGCCGATATATTCGACGTGGTTTTCAGCACGTTGGCTTTCATGGAATCGGTGAAGCCCGGTGTCGCCATGATAGCCATTTCACCGCCTGAGATTTGCTTGATAACGTTGACGCCCGCCGTCTGCTGTCCGGCTGGAACTTCCAGTATGAACGGCGTTTTCTGATTGAAACGATTTTGCCGCCGCGTCATGTACAAATCTTCTATTTCATGCGCGAAAAATTCAATAGTCGGAATGAGTGGCGTGCGCGCGCGGTTAGCGTAAATGAAAACACCATTCGAGTTGTTCACCGGAAAACGCCAACCGTTAATGCCGTAACTATCCCATTTCTTCGGCTTGTAATACACATTGAAATTCGATGTAGTCACCGCTTGCGTGCTGAAAAATACACCCGGCTTGCTATGCGGAAACGCGATTGTGGCGTAACCGAAATACAATAAATTGTATTCCAAAAACCATGCATTGCATGTTTTCGGCAGATTCAACCACTTAAACCTTGACAGCGCAATATTCAGCATTTGCGAATACGCCATCGAATACGCTTGCGAGTTGAGCGCTTCGGACTGCTGCCACATCGGCGCGCCACGTTCGCCCAATTCCGCACGGGTCAACGGTCTTTTATGCGTGCGTTTACGTCCCATACTTTTCCACCTTATAGATTGTCGTGTACGAAGTCGCCGCCGACTTCCTCGGGTCTGCTCCATATTGTAACACCGGAACTAAAAATATCCCTGATTGTCTGCAAATGCTCGTTTTGCGCAAGCGGGCACACCGTCCATATATCAGCGCTCTGCCAATACGTGAAATGCTTGCAAGGTGTCAACGACGGCTTATTGTAGAGTTTGTTACTTGCGATACCATAGCGCAGCATGTAATCGCCCGCAGCCGCAATCGCGCCATTATCTTCGGTGACGATTTTCACCGTCATGGTGTCAAGCCCGGTGGCCTGTCCGAAGTTGTCGCCGCCATATGACCCCACGGGCTGCGCGGCGTGGTTGAGCAAGTCGCGCCACGCGGCATTAACGTTCGAGCGCGTGTTTACCATGACGCGTTTCGCATTGTCCACACTCTGATTGCGTGACGCCGATGCGTTCGCATTCGATGTGTTTGCGTTGTTGGCTGTAATGCTGCTGTTAGTGGCATTGCTTGCGTTAGTGTTGTCGGTGTTAAGTTTTGTTGACTGTATGTTTTGCGTACCCGACATAGCAATGCTGACGCTGTTCGCCTGACCATTGTATTTCTTCGCTGCGAACGCCGCTGCATCATTGTACGCTTGCTTGTAAGCGGCTTCCGCCGCCGTCTTGGATGCACCGGTGGCGAAACTCGCGCCTGACAGACCGATGCTTCCGGCCGCGCCGAGTCCCGCCGCCACCATCGGTGCCGCCGCGCCGCCCGTCGCCGCCGTTACCGCTATACCGGTTGCCGCCGTGCCTATCGCGCCAATCGCCGCGGTGACGGTACCAATCGCACTCGCAGTGATTTCCGTATTCACGAGTTGCGTTGTCAAATCTAAGCTAGCCGTATTCATTTCGTCGATTTTGTTGTTAGATGCGCTCAGCAGCAAATTTTGCTGTGTCACGTTGTTTTTGTAGATTGCGTTTGATGCATTGTTTGAATTGGCCGTAACGGTGGAATTGAGTCCGTTTGATAGATTCGTGTTGTTAATGTTGTTCGTATTGTTTCGAGCGGTGTTGGCCACTGCTACATTCGCCGAGCGTGCGCCGTTCTCGTATGAGATAATGGTGTTTTCTCGTGCTTGGGCGACCTCTCGATTGTATGCGTCGGCGCGGTGCGCGTCTACCGCGCGACGTTGCAGCGCGTAGGTTGGTATGTCGTGCGATATGAGTGTTTTGAGCACGTCCGCGTTCGGCACGTCGGCGGTAATGCTAGCCCCGGTAATGGCGTCAATGCTGATTGCCGTATCGCCGTCGCTACCGATTCCGTCAAGCCATGCGATTTGCCGCAATATCGGATAGCTGAGGGATGTGATAGTCTGTACCGAAAGCCGTCCGCAGTCGGCTATTTCCACCCGGGTTTATTGCCGATGTTGTCGGATATTTCCAGGTGTGCGTAGGGTGCAAGATACAGTCGCGTTATTTGCGCGTATTCCCTAGCATATGCGAAATCATCGATAGTTAAATCAATATCGGATAGTTTTGTCCGTGCGCCGCTGACCGTATGCCATTCGACACCATTCACATTTACAACGTCACCAAGTCGCATCATGTTTGCGGTGGCTACGAAAACCGCTGTAATCTGCGACATGATATGTGGATAATACGCAAAAAGCGTATCGAAATAATCGCCCGATATTTTGGACGATTCGAGCGCATACACGGTCACGTTGCTTGCAGTGAGATTATCGATGGAATTGTACGATGTGCCCGCGCCGGTGACATTTGATGTATCAATGTTTCCGGCACCCCATAAGAAACCCGCCACCGTGCCATCGTTATTGCTGTATGTCGGGTCGCTGTTCGCAATGTTCGCACCGCGCATACCGCTCATGGCTTGCAATTGTCCGGGCGAAAACGTTGCGGCCAAACAAATGTATCTTGTGCCGTTTTGCAGATTAAACGGCGTGCTTTTCCTGATATTCGACGCGGCATTGCCATAATCGACATCGGGCAGCGTGAAATCACGGCAATTCGCGCGCGGGTTTTTCAACAGTTCTTGCGGTGTCGTTTCCGTTAACGGCGCGTGTCCGCGTGACAACAGTAGGCCGTTAATTGTGGTGCTGTTGATATAGTCCGTCCACACGTCACGCGTAAGCGTGCATGTTGTCGTGTTCGGCGCTTCCGCGCGCACGGAAGAGATGAAAAAATGATAGCGTGTCTGCGCGTCGGTTTTCTGATACGGCGTATTGATAATGTCACGCGAAAAGTCAACGACAATGTAATTATACTGTTGCGCCGTCATGTAGGGCACCGGCAATTTTATGCCGTCCGTGTCGGCGCGTGCAATATACATATTAGTTGTGAGCTTGACGGTTTCGCTGTCCAGTTTGTCAAACCACGCGTTTCGTGCGGTGTCATCGGAGAATTTCACGACGTCGTGGTAATCATCGGACCAATTAACATGACAAAGTTTAATTACAGTGTTTGGTGTCCAAATATTGTAATCGAAAACATTACGGTACTGATCGTATACATGTGCACTGTCACCGGGAAACGACGTCGCGCCCTCCAAATGCGAGAATTTCATTTTGATGCCTCTTTCACATACAAAATCGGGGATACCGGTTTTTCCGATATCCCCGATTCTAACATGTCAGTTTTTACTTTTCAGCGGTCGGCGCTTCACCCACGGACGGTGTGTTCACGGCCACGGACGGTGTGTTCGCGGCCACGGTCGACCCTTTATCCTCACTCGGTGGTTTTGGTACCGGTGCAGACGCTGCCGTAGGTATATTGACGTTGAAACGACTCGTAGCGGTGTACGTCTCCGTCGTGCCGTTCGGGTTGATATAGGTTGCCAGGGCTTCCACCTTGATAACGTCATCATTCTTGAGGTCGTCGCGCTGGACATGCAAGCGTGCTTGATCGTCAACGAACGTGTTGATATTCAGCGGAATCGGAATGTTGGTGCCCGTAGTGTCATTAGCGGCGCTCACCTTGTATGTCGCGCTGTTCGGCGCAACCTCGATGGGGGTTCCGGTCGGTTTGACGGTTGCGGTGAGCTTCGGCATGAGCTGCACCACATCACCCGGCGCGACATTGTCTGTAGTCGATGTCATGGTCAAACCGGTGACAGTCTGCGTGACCACGTTAATGCTTGTGCCGGCGTCGGTGGTGAACAACGCGCACGGGGTGAAAGGCGACACGCCGTAAATACCCCAATGGTTGAGATACATTGTGTTCGAGAGCGTCTGAGGATTATAGAACTGGGTGGTGCCATAAAGGGTGTCACGCGCCTGATACCAATCAGTGGACACAAGCAACGCCACCGCGCCGGGGATACCAAGGTTTGGAACCTGAATAACGCGATACGGCACGTCGGCCTTATCCAGCTGAAACACCGCTGACAGCGCATCGACATCAAGTGACGCGAGATATTCCGGCTCGATAAGCAATACCATCTGCTGCGGATTAGCGTACGCCGGAATGTCGGGGACGTTCAACGCATTGTACTGGGTGCTCGGAAAACGCATACGCCCGGCGGTCGCACGCAACGCCTTGAGCAAAGTCTTGGCCGACGCTTCGTCGGTTGGTGCCGCATCAAGATGCACCTTGTAGAAACCAAGATTCTGCTCGTAACGGCGAATCAGCGCAAGCATGATGTTCATTTCATCGTAATTATCGCTGTTGCGCGGCGTTTCCATAATCTGCGCGACGAAACGGTTCAAGCCGAAATCATCTACGAACGCCTGACGCAATTCATCGTCAGTCCATGAAATCGGATATTGGTCGCGACGGTTCATTTCGTAGAACCACACAGCCGCTTCGGGACGATGCATCTTCAACAAATCTTCCGCGTCATCCTTGTAGCCATGCGCCTTAATCCACTTGACTGCGATTTCTTGCACGGTGCTACCCCAGTACAGATTTTCCTTTTTGAAAATCGACAACGGGTTTTCAAACGGTGCGTTCTGCGCCATTACGGTAAGTCCGATACGATTGACCATGCTCCAAACACAGTCGTTAAGATACTGCCGATTCATCGGGTCGAACAAATACCGCATGGTGTTAGCTACGCCTGTCTGCGTTGCGCTCGGAATACGCTGCTGATAATCATCCGTGCCCTTAAGTCGCACCTTATCCAAAATTGTCGCGTTATCTACTGCCATGATTCATCCTTTCAGAGCGTGTAATCGAGATTTTCCAAGTCTTCCGCCGCAGCCCGTACGATTGCTTCCGCCACGTCATCGTCGTTTTCCTTGACGGTCGCGCCGTTTTCGACCATCTGCGCAACAGAATCGGCGAAATTGTCATAGATACCGTCGATTCGTTCGCTGATTGCGTCCGTACGGTCGCTTAGCGCGCTCACCTTGTCAAGCACATCGCGTAGCATGTCGCGCAAATCATCGAACTCGCCCGCGCGGTGCGCTTCGTCGGGGGTGAGGTCATCGCGTTCGGCGGTGTCCCTTTCCTCAGGGGTTTCGTCATCCATTATTTTTTCCTTTCATATATGAAAAAAGTCGTACCGGCGAACGAATACCGAACCGGCACGACTTAAGAATAGCACACTTACGACATGATTCACAGCGACGAACGGCGCGCTTTTCCCTCACGGCCATATCATTGGCGGAGTCAACCGTGGTTATCAACGATAATGTTTTAACATTCTCACTGTAACACCTCGTGTATGCCGTGTTTATTTTACGCCGAAATTTCTAAGCATTGCAATTACGGCGTGTTGCGTTTCCACCGTATCGTAGCGTAAATAGCCTAACGCGTAATATGACGTAAGATTCCTAATCAAATCTTTTGCAACATTTGCCGTAAGATAATTAAGTTTGTTATCATCCGTCGTAATTGCGAAATACGGCACATGCGTGCCCGCGTCATATTTTGATGATGTGAAAACGTAGCCACAACGTAAATCAACATAAACGCCGTATTCACGCCGCAACCAACGGAAGACATAAGTAAGTTTAACGTGGTTGTGTGGTTTTTCAATAAAATCAGTATTATGATGTTTGAATTTGTTTTTGCGGTGACACCATCGTTATTTTTCATCATACGTCCCGCAACGGTGTTTTTTGTTTTCTGTTCAGCATATTTATCATCTTCAACATAATCGAAAATACACGTCTTACCATCAAGCCATTGCAAGCCAAACTCAGGCTCCAAGGGTACGTTGTAATGTTTGAAATACGGATTATATGCGTCGCACGCATTACCTAATAAAAAAGATTCGCGGCTTACGCAGCTTGTTATCGTCGGCGCGTTCACGCGTGACGGTATCTACAAGGTTAGCCAATTGTTCATATTCGTTACGCAAATAATGATGATACACATCGTCAGGGTCTATAATAATTTCATCCATGCAAATATTACGTACATTAACATATGTGCTTTTTTTCTTCTGCTGCTGTAATGATAATGGGATGAAATAGCCACATGTCCGCCATTTTTTATCACCGTTACGACGTATTTCAGCTATCTTGTTATGCACTCTAAAATCGTAGTCGGGGAAAATATTATCTTCTATTATTCTGTCAAAATATTTTGCCGCCACGTCGTTAGTTTCCTCTCGATACCGTGTGACCTCAACAAAACAGATATTGTTTTTAATATAATCCTCCAGCATATACCGACGCACGCCGTACGTTTTACCGAGACCACGCGCGCCAATTATAAGATTCACGTCAGCGTCGCGCGGCAATATCTGCGTTTTAAGCCGATCATAATAATATTTCGCCATCAATACTCACAATCATAGGTTTACCGTCCCGCATAATAAGTTCGCGGGGCATTGTTTCCACATTTCGATTATACGTGTTTCGTATGTATGTCAGATTCTCGCCGTTCGCCTGTTTGTCCGATTCACCCAGCCATCTACCGGACGGATACAACGCGATAGCTTCGGGCGCATCAACATGATATGTCGCGCCCTGATAGTCGGTGACGGTGCCGACGTATGTATCCCATACATGCGGTCGGTTGCGTTGCAACGTATGGCATATGTCATAATCGACCAACACATCATAACCGAGCGACATTTGTACGGTTTCCGCGAAACCGTGCCCCGCACGCATAACATCGGCAATAAAATCTTCTATGGTGTACATGCCGTCCGGTCGCGGAAGCCCCGCACAAGTGACATGCACGCGTCCGTTCTTGTCCAAACTGACACGTGCTTTGTTCCACAATTCCACATGCTCAGCATACCGAGTTGTACCGCCGCAATCCTCCACTTCAAATTTTCCGATATGTTCCAACGTGGACGCCATGTCGGGCGCGGTGTCTCTGACCCGTCGATGGTAATGTTGATAGCGTTTTCTATCGCGGTATGCAACGGTTCGAGCGCTTTCAACAGTTCCATATCAGACACGTCATCGGCACAACTGATTTTCAGACTATCGGTATCGCCGCCCGTGACCGTGACGCGTGCGCCGAAATGCCGATATAGCAGCATCATGGCTATCAGCAAGTGCATTCTGCTGCCCGCAACGATTCGCATACCGTAAGTGTAGAGCACGCGTGGTGTCTTCGGACGTTTTTTCGCAAAATTCTCGGGAGTGCAAACCGTGGTTTTATCAACTTCAAGCTCGCCGGTTTCCGTCACGCGATAATCGGCTTTCATGACATCTTGTGCCTGAGTGCCGTAAATCCCGTTGAATTGGCCTTTAACTGTGCTACCGTAGTATGATTGCAAAAATTTCATGCTTAACGCGCCCGTCATCGCGTCGCGCGCAATTCCCTCAGGTATCGAATCGGGTATTTCACCCGCATACGCCGTACCCTCATGATAATGTTTAATCAGGTTTTTCACATCGGTTTTTCGAGCGAAAAGCATATTAGATTGCAATGTCACGTAATCAGGCGGAATGATTGTCTTAGTGGTACCCTCCCCATATAAGACGCGCATTTCATCGTACTCATATACTTGCGCCACGTTCCATAATTCAATCTCGTTAACGTGTAATATGCATTCATCCGCACAATACAGCTTACCGAAAGCATATGTCGCATTAACAGCAGTATCAACGTAACCATGCGCCCTAATACAGTTTTCCTGTGTTTTCGCACGCTCGTTATTGGCATAATCCGTATCCGCTTGCAACGTCTTTACGAATTTTGAACGCGGACAGATTGCAATACCCCATACATCGAAACATGTGTTTTTACGTAATCTGAGGTTCGTAAATCTTACTGCCGCATGTACACCCGTACGGAACGGGTCACTATAATTCGTCAATACGTCTTCAAGCTGCGTGTTAACGATACGTTCACACGCCACTTGCAAAATATCAGACGGTATAGGCGCAAACTTCACCGGCAATCGACGCCCATTAATGAAAGCATGATGCATTGACGTAACATCCAAGGACGCAACATTATCCACAACCACGCTAGCGGTTTTCGCGCTTGTAAACGTCAATCCGCCCCGGAAACATGCCTTGCGCAGCGCGTAGGATTCGTAATCCCTCGGGAATTCCTGATTGCATGTCATCTCGAAAGCGCGTTGCAATGTGATTTTCTTACCGCCTTGCAGCATGACGCGCCGTCCGCCAATCTCACGTCGTGCCATCTGCCGCACAAGCGACGTCTTGGTGAGCACGCGGCAACCAAACATGTCCGACGTAAGCCAATGGTTCGCACGTAAAAGCCACTGAAGATATTGAGGGATAACCTGTACATCGCGCCGTGCGTAAAACTTTTCCTCTTCGGTTAGTGGCGTTTCAGGCGTGCGTACAAGCGAGTAATCCCAATCGCCTACCGCTTTCGGCAATCCGCATGTCTCGCCCATGGCGCGCAAGCCGCCCATTTCGAGGTAGAACGTGTCCCAAAAACGGCACACCACATCATCACCAATACACAAGTCTAGAGTATATACGCTCGTGGCGGTTTGCGCATTAGCGGTAATCGTATACGACTGCGCCAATTCCAACATGAGAGTCTGCATGTCGAACATGAGATTATAGGCCGCGATTATCGGAGTATAGCCGTGCGCGCGCCCATATTCGATAAGAGCGTCAATGTATGTCAACGCTTCGGACGTGTGCCGGTAAAACCGTACATCGTCCGCATCGGGGGTGTACGATTCCAGCGGTGTATTACGCAAATCGTTGAAGATGTACAATATCGGATACGCGCGCGTTTCGGCACCCTCACCAATGTTCGTCGTTTCGGTGTCGAATATCGCCGCTACCTTAAATTCCTTGCGTTCTTTCATCGTATCACGTCGGGTGAAACCGCTAATAGCCATATCGGGCTTCCGCCGTCAACGTCCGTGTAATCCTCCAATTCGCCCGTGTGCATTTTCATGTTTTTGGCGTACTCCAGCACCTTTTCGTTTCGTTGCATGATAGTATCAAAAAGCTCGCTGAGCGACTCGGTATCATATGCTTGCATAATGGTTTCTAATCGTTTGTTCGGCGGAACGTTCGATTTTCTCGCCATATTGTTTGTGTGTATCGCCAAAACACCTTTGACTTTTCACGGCCAAGCGCCCAGCGCGCTAGGCATTCCCTTAGACGCCATTCGCATTTCCTCGCGAAAAATGTGAACGACGCGCGCGCTCCCTCGCACGCCCTTTACCGCCGCGCACCTCGCTCACCTGTTGCACGAGTTTATCGGCGGTTTCGTTCGCACGCTGATACAGTTCATTCCGCATGCCGCTATTACGTACACGGCCAACGTACGTGTGTTTCAGCTGCGTTTCAAGTCGTTGGATGTAAGCACGTCGTGCGTTCGCTTCGCTTTCGGGCATGGTATCGGTAATGCTTTTTTTCAGACTGTTTATAGCGCGACGTACGCGCTTGCGTTTCGCGGTCAATAAGTCCGCTTGTTTATGTGCTCTAGGCATGTTCGCCACCTTACAAAAAAAGTGCCATAACATGTATGGCACTTTTGTTTCATTCCGAACTACTTGATTTCAAGCGATTTCGTGGAACGACCACCGCCCAGCGGGGTTTGCTTGACTGCAACGGTGATACCGTCCGGCGCGTTGAAATCAGGGAACATATCGTAGATATCCAACACGCTCCTATAGACACCCTGTGACTGACTGAAATACGTCTTACCGTCCTTTCCAAAGAGATAGACGTTCGCGCATTTCTGACCGGTCTGAGAACGGACGCCCGGCGCGATATAAGCGCCGACAACCAACAAAGGTTCCGCGCCGCGCCCATTCAGCGACAGCGCGCTGTTGCGGGCGTTGACGATGGCGCGTTTTCCCTCGAACGTGCTGTTGTCCATCGTGCAAATGTAACGATAGTTGTCAGCGGTGTTCTGTGCGGTCTCGTTTACGGTGTTGTCGTTCATCTGTTCGTTTTCTTCGTTCATTTCAGTTCCTCTCAGAATTCAATATCGTTGTCGTTGTCGTTGTCGTTGTCGTTGTCGGTGCCGGTTACGTCAGTCGCGACACGTTCGGCATGTTCGATGAACGTTTCAACGTCCATGACGTACACTGTCTTATTGACTGTGATATCGTCAACCAACACGTTAACGATGTCGGCGTCCATAAGCGCCTTGACGGCCATTTCAACGTTACGGATGTTTCCGGTGGTGTGGAACGTCTGCACCACGCCGTCCCTGTCATAATAGCTTATGGTGCTGTCCGCGATTACCTTACGAATCTTTCGCATGTTTGTTATCCTTTGTATCTGTTTTATGTCAATCATTTTTTGATGACATAAATATTTATAGCACAAAAATCGGCGTGCGCAAAAAGCGACACGCCGATTATTGATAATGATTCTCAGTAACGCAAAATCTGCCCCGGATAAATCAAGCTCGGATTAGACAAGCCATTAAGCCCGGCAACCCGCGCCCAATCACCGCCGAACACTGACCACAGACTATCCCCGGACACAACCGTATACGTACGCGCCGTGTCCGGCTGCGCAACCACATTGCCGCCATAGCACACGGTTTCACCCGGGTAAATCACAGCCGGGTCGCCCGACACGTACCCGTGCCACGATTGCCACGGCAACAAGCCCGTACGCTCGGCAATACCCGACAACGTGTCGCCCAACGCAACCACCACACAAGCAGACTGCGATACATTGCTACCGGTGTTCGTTTCCGGCGCGGATACATTCGCACCGTCACCATGCGCGTATGCATCCCACTGCCACCGTTCGCCCCTGAAATAATTCAAGTCCAAACGTCCGGCATAACCCGACACATAACCGTTCGACGTGTACTGCCGCATGGCTTCACCATACGCACCATACAACCACGGCACTTCCTGATAGCCGGTCACGTTCATAGACGCGTACTGCGCGACCCACACACCGCAATGCTCACGCACGAACTGCGTAAGCTGCCCCAGCGCTGACGCCTGAACATAAACAATCGGCCACACCCGAGTACGGGCATGCACGCGACGAACCCACGCTTCAACCCACGCGCCATTACCAAAACTCGGGTTATCCTGAGATTCCCAGTCCAAAACAAGCACGGCGTCACCGACGTATCCGCGCACGTTGTCAATGAAAAAGTCAGCTTCCGCGTTCACGTCACGACCCATCGCATAATGATATACGCCGATGCTTTTACCGCTATCCACAGCACGCCCCAGCTGATAATTCGCCGCCTGATTCACACCGTCGATCAGACACATATTGTCAAAACCGCCAACACCCCATGTGGCACCCGCTACAACGAAATCAGCGTCCAACGTATACGTATCAATGCCACACTGCCAATTGCTCACATCCACACCCCGCATATCCGCGCTTGCAGACGGTACAAAAAGCAAGGATAACGCGCATACGCACGCCAACACGCTACGCCATATTCGCATCATCATTACCCCCTTTATTATTCTTAAGCAATGCAATAAGTTCCTCAGTCAACACATTATTCTTAGTCATCAAATCATTAAAATCACTAAACGTACTAGCAATAAACCACGCCATACCACAACACGCGACAATCGGAAAACCCACGCTCCCGACAACGGCTACAATCGAACTAACATCCATCAAACACACCTCACAATGAAAAGAGTCATGACACATCAAACGACATGCCATGACCAAATATATCACAATCGCGTAGCCTATCCGGGAATTGAACCCAGCACGCACATCTTATAAGGATGCCGCTCTAACCACTGAGCTAATAGGCCATCACCTCACCCCTCCCACATTCCCCGCCGCATCAAATCAACCATATCACGACAATGCGCAAACACATAATCGGACACGTACGAATCACATTTAAACCACTTCGTACTCATGACAACCGCCTTAACACGACGTTCACCACGACACCTGTATCCTTTAATGAAATCGCAAGTATTACGTTTGCAAAACACGGTCAATCCCTTTCCAACAAAGGTGTGTTAGCTAATGCGATAGCGTCATTAAACATCTGTGCACAATCATTCGTGTTATATGATCGTAAACCAACCGCGTCTTTTAATCCCTCCGGCGTGTCAAAACTAACAACATACCGTATTTCATACACATTACGAAATGAACACGAACAATACCACAGCTCAATATCACCGTTATTGAAACAAGAATAAATCGTAGCAATTTTCTTATCATTCTTAATCATCGTAAAACCTTTCACAATCACCGATTAATCCGATACCCCAAACACATCATACCCGGAACGTAAAACACGCCATCGTCAAGCACATCCCTAAGCCCGTATGCATCAATGCAATCAACAAACCGAGTTTCGATTAAACAATCGGACGCAATATCAACAAAATACACAAGTACATCGTAAATACTATTCACGTTAAAATCAATCGAATTAGACAATGCTTCAATATTCATGAAACTCATTTTAATACTCCCTTGTTTTAATACTTCCATACCGTATCCCGTACAATAGCCGACATTTGACCCTTAGGTAAATCATCGAACGCAGTAGGCCACTCAAAATTATGCCCCTTAGCGATATTGAAAAGAATCAAACCGGCTTTACAGTAATTCCACATATTCGAATCAAGCCCACATTCATCAATATATGCGATAAACATTTTTTCGTAAAATTCTCTAGATTTATAATTCGACATTTTATTTTTTCCTTTCCTTAACTTGATACTCATATAATACCACACCACAAAACACGACACGCCCAAACCGCACCGTTTTCTTCCGTACACTTCCGCGTACCACACCACACCGCACATGTCAAATACACACGG